TTCTCAAGACAGTCAGTGCCAATAGTAATGGAGGATACCAAAACAAGATATAATTGGGTTCCGGTAGGAATATATGACCAAGATGATTTCTTTGAGATGTTGACTGATGCATATAATACCTCAACCACTAATGCAGCTTGTATAGAAGGTGTATCAGATTTGATATATGGTAAAGGGTTAACAACAACTGATGTCCTTTTCAAAGAAGAATTATCAAGGTTGATTCCAGCAGAAGATTTAAGGAGAGTATCCTTTGATGTGAAACTATATGGTAATGCTGCATTCCAAGTAGTATGGAATAAAGAACATACCAAAGTTAAGAAACTATACCACGTTCCAGTCCAAACTTTAAGAGCAAAGAAATTAGAAATATCATCTAAAATAGAAACTTACTTTTATTGTACTGATTGGAGTGATACTAGAAAACATAAAACAAAGATAGAAACACCAGCCTTTGGAACATCAAAAGAAGAAAGAGAAATACTTTATATTAAAGAGTATGAACCAAATAGGTATTACTACTCTTTACCAGATTGGATTTCTGCATTACAATATTCCATTTCAGAAGCAGAGTTAAGTAATCTCCACGTCAATAACATTGAGAATGGATTTCTTCCAACTGCAATGGTAAACTTTAACAACGGAGTTCCTGCACCTGAAGAAAGACAGACAATAGAAAGTTTATTAGAAGCCAAGTTTACTGGAACTTCTAACGCTGGTAGGTTTATGGTATCATTTAACGATGATGCAATCAACAAACCAACCATAGATGTAATACCAACAGAGAACCTGCATGAGAAATACCAGTATGTTGCTGAGTATGCACAAGATAGAATACTTGTTGCACATCGTATAGTATCTCCTTTATTGTTTGGTATAAGAACTGCAAACAATGGTTTTAGTTCTCAATCAGATGAAATGAAAACTGCATTTAGTATTATGCAAACAATGACAATTTTTCCATTCCAAAACCTTTTGTTAAACGCAATAGATAAAGTGTTTATAGAAGGTGGTATTGGTAAGAAAGATTTATACTTTGAACAATTGACACCTTTAGTAATCTTATCAGAAACTGCAGAAGAAACAGATTCTACCATAGAAGAGGTGCAAGATGATGTTGATACAAGTATGGAGAATACTGAAACAACACAAATGGAAGATGAACCAAAGTATGTAAGACCGAGTGATTATGGTTTTAGTAAGAATTACGATACAGAAATAGTTAAATAAAATTAAGATATGGCATTTGGATTACTAATAACACGAAACGATATAATCAAGAATACTCCATTAGGTGGAGCAATTGATGCTGATGCACTACTTCCCTTTGTTCGTACTGCACAAGAAAAGTATATATTAAACCTTTTAGGAACTGTCTTGTATAATAAATTACAAGATGATATAGAAGCACAAATACCTTTTACTGGTATATACGAACAATTGGTAAAAGAATATGTTAAACCAACTTTGATATGGTATGGGTGTGTAGAGTATATACCATTCTCAGCCGTTCAATTCAAATCAAACGGAGCAGTTAAACAACAAAGTGAAACTGGCATATCACCAAGTAAAACAGAAGTTGATTATTTATTAAACAAAGCCCTAAACAATGCTGATTATTATGCAACAAGATTGCAAGATTTCTTAATTGCATATTCAAACCAAATACCTCAGTATTTAGCATCAGTAGGAAATTCAACACAGATATACCCAGACCAAGCGAACCAGTACTTTGGCGGAATAGAATTATAAGATATGGCGAATTTAGTATACAATAGTGGAGAGAACTTATCACTTTATTATAATGTTTTAGATTACTTTAAAACAATTATGAAGAACCACCCGCAGATAGCACACGTATCGCAAGGTGATGTTTTTGGTATTGATGATAAAGAGTTCCCAATGTATCCAATTGGGAACGTATTGATTAGTGGAGCAACCTTCGGTGATAAATCAACCGAGTATGGTATTCAGTTGATTATTGCTGATAAGTTAAAAACATTAGAGAACGAAAGTGATGGTAGAACCAATGAACAAGTAGTTCCCTTTTATGGTGTTGATGATGTAGTAGATATACACGCCAATACAATGGGTATTCTAAACGATTTAACGAGCTTTACACAGAAATCGGTAGAAGGTATAGAGATTAACGGAGATGTTGTCTGTGAACCCTTTGCTGAGAGATTTAACAATGGGTTAGCAGGTTGGAGTGGAGTATTTACTATTACAGTCCATAATGATAAGAACAGATGTCTTTTTGATTTATACCCAAGTGAGTAATGAAAACCCTTAAAGATGTAGCAAAGGTTTATTTAGGAGAGGTGTTAAGAACCATCAATCCTGGTGTGCCTTATAACTCATATAAGACAGGTTCATCTCGTGCATATGATACTGGTAATTTATTCAATCGTATTGCAGGTTCCAATCAAATAAATAACATAGGTAAGTTAGGTAAAGATAAGAAATCTTTTACTCTTAACATAGATATAGCACCCAATGGTGCAGTATATGGCCAGTATGTTCATAATGGAACTTATAAAATGAGAAAGAGACCCTTTGCACAGATAGCTGCTGAATCTCCTGCTGTTAAACAAGCCATAGATGATTATATGAATGGAGTTGTAGAAGCAGAGGTTCAAATTGAGTTTGATATGTTAGATAAAAGATTTTCTCAAGCTGGTTTTACTGTAAGTTAGTTCCATAACATTTATTCTATTGTTGGTTATAATAGAAAAGAAATACAGATATGGCTTTTAATATAACTCAACAACCAACAGGTTCATCACCCGTTCTAACTCAATCACCCGTACCCTTTACATTGTTTGAGGATGGAGCTGTTATTACATCTCAATCATTTCAGTATATATTAGACTTAAAGTTTTGGAGAGGTGCTTGGGATACAAATGAGCCAACTGCATCTCAATATACATTAGAAAAGTTCCCTAACGAAAGTGATAGAGGTATTTTTGATGTTGGAAGAATTCTTAATTCAGAATTCCAACAACCCGTTCAAGAATTGGCATCAAATGTATTAAACTTTAAGGCTGATGCGTATTGGAGATGGTTTAGTGGTTCAGTAGCACAGACAGGTTCACATATTACAACTGATACTTTTTATTCATTAGATGGGTATAACTTATTTGGTGAAACTATAAATCAAAATGAGTCTTTTTATTCTAAACCTTGGTCAATTATGACTGATGGTCCAACAACACAATCTTTTAGTGATGATGATTTATCTTATGGTAATTTATCCGTATATACAAATACAACTGATGTCATAAACGATTATAGTGTAAATAGAATTTTATATACTTCCAATTTAGGTTCAGCAACCTTAAACTTAACCGCATATACATCTTCATATAACCAAATACAAAATATACCAATCGGTATATTAGAAACTGCGTTTCCTCTTTCAACAAGTGGATTAGAATACTTTACAGTTCAAGCTGCGAGTGGTAGTGTAGGAGTTGGAACACCTATTAGATTTGAGTATAAGTGTAAAACTAAATACGATAATATAAGAATTAAGTGGAAGAATAGATATGGGCAGTTTGATTACTTTAACTTTGATTTAGTATCTCGTAAAGATTTCTCAACTGAAACTAAACAATACCAACCACAATTAGGTAGTTGGGGTGGAACTTCATTATCTTATCAATCATACGATACTGCAATACAGAATTATGCAACTGATGTTAAACAAACTATTACAGTAAATTCAGATTATATAAGTGAAACTTATAATGATATATTTAAACAACTATTAGTTAGTGATGAGATATACATTATGGAGTATTATACAAATGCATTTGGAACACGAACATTAGTAACAACACCAATTACAATACAGACATCATCAGTTCAGTTTAAGACACAGAAAGTAGAAAAGCTGATACAATACCAATTCCAATTCCAATACGGACAAGGATATAAATTACAATTTTAAGATATGAGTTTAAGAACTGCTAAGGCATTTACATTTAGATTAGTTTGTAATGGAGTTCAGTTGGATACATTCCAAGATGAAGAAATTACAGTTAGTGATAATGTCACAGGTCTATTTGATGTTGGTGAATTGCCAAGTGATTTTACAAGACAGATTATGTTGCCAGGTACAAAGAAGAACAATGCATTCTTTGAACACGTATATGACATCTCTGTCACCAATCCTTATCTGTGGAAAACAAATGTAAAGGTAGAGGCATACTTTGATTTTGATGGTATATTAGTATCACAAGGGTATTTGCAGTTAAACTCTGTCAATATGTTGAACAACAATAGAGTAGATAGTTACGAAGTAACTGTCTTTGGTTTATTATCTTCATTTGCAAGAGATATAAATAAAACGTTTTTAACCGATTTAACGAGTCTTAGCATCTATAACCATACAAGTAGTTTATTTGAGATAAAAGAGTCTTGGAGTGGTTCTCTAAATCAGTTTAATGGGGATATAATATACCCAATGGCTGATTATGGAAAGGGAATTAAATACCAACAAGGATTTAAGCCAAATGAAGCAGGTATAAACTCTATTTTTAACCCAATGACGGTTCAAGACTTTAAACCTGCAATTAGAGTTAAGAAAGTATTTGATGCAATCTTTGAACAATTTGGATATAATTACGAAAGTGAGTTTTTATCATCATCATTCTTTGATGATGTTTATATGATTTGTGATAATGGTTTAGAAACACCTTTTTATCCTGGCTTTGGTGATAATGGGTTAGATACATTTGGCCAAATTAAATTAAATTCCGTTTCAGGTTCAACAATAACTGATTTATTTCCCAATACTTTTGTTGTACTTCCAACAACAAATATAGAGTTTGACCCGAATAAAGCTGTATCATTAGAAAATGATGGTAGTGGTGAAAAGTTATTTTATAATTCATTAAAGAACTCAAATTACGAGGGTAAGATTAAATTATCATTTAAGGTTAGTGGAACTACGGGAGTTCCACAATTTATTTTAAGAGCATATTATGGAACTGGCTCACTTGATTATGCACCAATATCATTTGCATTTGATAATATAAACACTCTTTTAAGAGAAGA